CTCTATACCAAATGCTCCAATTTGTAGCCGCTGCTGGTCAGCGGTTTGCAGACAGTACAGAGCAGGTTATCTCTGATGCTGCCTCCTATGGACCCGTAGGAACGACAATGGCTCTCCTAGAAGCCAGTAGTAAGTTCTTTACGGCAATCCACAAACGAGTACACAAGTCACAGAAAGATGAATTTAGAATCCTTGCAAAGATTAATTATGATTATCTCCCCAATGAATATCCCTATGATGTTCCTTTTGAAGATAGAAGTATATTCAAAAATGATTTTGATGGACGCATAGATATTATTCCTGTATCTGATCCTAATATTCCCAGTAATGCTCACCGTATGATGATGGCTAATATGGCATTGCAGATGGCACAACAATCTCCTCCAGGTATGTTTAATATGGAAGCCCTGAACAGGACAATCCTTCATGCAGCCAATATGCCTAACCTTGAAGAAATTCTTCCTCCCAAGGTAGAACCAAAACCGCTTGATCCGGTATCGGATATCATGGCGGCAACCAAGGGAGTTCCTATTGCGGCCTTTCCAGGCCAGAACCATGATGCTCATATCCAGGTAAAGATGGCTTATCTGCAAGATCCTGCTAACGGTGCCAATCCCGTCATGCAGAGAATACAGCCAATACTCCAGGCTAATATTCAAGAGCATTCGGTACTCAAGTACCAGGAACAGATGAATGGAATGACAGAACAGTTAATGTCACAGCTTCCACCGGAACAAGCGCAAAATCCTGCCAGTATAGAAATGATAATGGGACAGGCGGCTCAACAGGTTATGAATGCAAATCAGGCAATGGGCCAAGCGCAATCTCCAGAACAGCAGCTTGTAGCTCTAGAACAAGCCAAGGTGGAATTGCAAAAACAGAAGATACAGTCTGATACTATGGTTCAGGCGGCAGAGATGGAACTGAAGAACAAGAAGCTTGAACTGGATGAGAACGAACAGATCATAGATATTCTAAAGACTAATGCAACGGATAACTTCAAGCAGGAGAAGTCTGAGAAAGACAGAGAATCCAAGAAAGAACTTAAAACTATGGAGTTAAGAACAGATGTTGAACTTGAAGAAAAGAAACTTGAAGTTGAACGTGAAAGACTTTTAAAAGACTTGATGGATAAAATACAGAAGAATGAAACTGATCTTGATACTAAAGGCTTGGATGCTCTTGTCAAGATGGCGATTGAACAATCTAAAAAGGAGACTACAAATGGCAGAAATGAAGAAGGGTAAAGGTTATCTTGACCATGTAAAGCCTTCTGGGAAATCTATTGGCGATCCATCCAAAAAGGATGCTGTAAGCCAGTGGGAAAGAACGGCTTCGCTAAATGAATGGAATGGTGGCAAGTGGGATTTTCCAAAACCCAAGAAAGGCAAATCTTAATTTATGGAAATTTGGGATGAAGTTATTATTGAGTTCAACAAGGAAATTGATAAATTAAGAATAATGCTGGGTAATGGTAATGCTGAAGATTACCCCCATTACCGGCAAACCGTAGGATCAATACAGGGTCTGGAATGGGCCAGAACAAATCTTGCTGATATTCTTAAAAAACGAACTTATGGAGATGATGAAGACTAATGCAACAAGTGGAAATGGGCAACGCTGTTAAAAATGATTTATGGATTTCTGATCCAGAAGAAACAAAAGATCCAGAAATACTTCCTGATATTCCAGGGTTTCATATTTTAGTAAGACCTCTATCCGTTAAGAGTAAAACAAAGGGTGGTATTTTTATTCCAGATTCAACCAGAGATGACATGGCTTATCTGACAACTGTTGGAAAAGTTTTAGCTCTTGGTGATCTGGCATACCTCGACAAAGATAGGTTCCCTGCCGGTGCTTGGTGTTCTGTGGGAGACTATGTATGTTATGGTAAACATGCAGGTACAAAACTATTTTATAAAGGTACAAGACTTATTTTACTTTTTGATGACCAGATTACTTTAAAGGTGGAAGATCCTAAAGATCTTGATCCTACATTTAATCTTGGACAGGGATCTAATTAAAAATATTTGGGAAATTAACATTTTTATGGTATAATATAATATACGTTAAATCGTTTGTTTCGTAAACAACGGAGGAAATAATGACTGAAAAAGAAGAGTGGAACGAAGTTGGAGTTCCGAATGAAGAGAAAGAAATTGAAATAGAAATTGAAGAAGAAGGGGTGAAGCAGGAAGCAGAACCTTCAAAAGAAAAGGAAGCGCCGGAACTAGAAGGTATTGAGACAAAGGGTGCTGAAAAAAGAATAAGACAACTTATTCGTCAAAGAAAAGAACGTGATGAACATATTTCTACTCTCATTCAAAAAAATGAAGAGTTATCTCATACTCTCAGAACAAAAGATAAAGAAGTATCAGATTTTAGTAAACTAACTTTGGATGCTTCTGAAAAACAATTGACTGATAAACTTGAGCTTGCCAGAACTGTATATATGGAAGCTTTTGAAGAAGGAGAAAAGGAAAAGCTGCTGAAAGCACAAGAGATGTTGAATGAAGCTCAGACTGATTTAAAAGCTGTTTCTTCTGCAAAACAGCAATATGAAGAAGTACCAGAGCCGGTTCAGCGCCAACAGCAAGCCCCTCCTAAACCAACAACTGATCCTATGGCAGAAGAATGGGCGGCTCGTAACAATTGGTTTGGACAGGATAATGTCAAGACTGCTGCTGCTCTGGCGATTGACGCCGAACTTAAAGGAGAAGGTTATGATCCGAATGATCAAGAATTTTATCAGGAAATTGATAACAGGCTTAAAAGGGCTTTTTCTAAAGATTTGGAAGAAAGCCAAGACCGTGTGCAGGAAAATACGTCAACACCTGCTCAAGTAGTATCTGGAGGATCACGTTTACCCCAGACCAGTTCTAGCAAAGTTAAGTTATCTAAAGAAGATGTTAGACTTGCACAGAAATGGAATATACCGCTTGAACAATATGCTGCCGAAAAGCTCAAAGTTAATGATGCTGACGGCAACTATACAAATATTATATAAACGTGGAGGAATAAATTATGACACGAAATGAAGAACGTAGTAACACTACAAGGGAAGCTGCATCAAGAGAAGTTGAAGAAGAGTACACCTTTGAGGAGCCAGATGCCCTCAGTATACCGGATTCGGTACAAGCAAAATTTGACAATGAAGAAATGTCTTTACGTTGGATACGCATATCTGTAAGAGGTGAGGACGACATCACTAATGTTGGTAAGAACCAGCAACAGGGATGGGTATTCGTAACTCCTGATGAAGTACCTGAAATGGCTGTTACATCCTTCGTAAGGGATGAAGGTCGTTACCTTGGAGCAGTCTGTCGTGGAGACTTGGCATTGGCTAAAAAGCCAACTGTAAAGGTAAGGGCTAGGCAAAAATTTTACGAGAATAAGGCGAATGAACAGATGGATGCAGTAAATGCACAACTCATGAAAAATTCTGATTCTCGTATGCCAATTACTAATACAAGTAAATCTGTAACAACAAGAGGTCGGCAACCCTCTTTTCAGGATTAGCCCCCTCTTATAATAAAGGAGTGTAAACTATGTCTACTACTAAAGCATTTCGTGGCTTTACTCCTGCTCGTAAAATTGGTGGTGGTTACAACAATGAAGCGGTAACTGATGTTATTGCTTTGTCGTCTACCGGCCTTGCAGGCTCACCCACCAATAATATTTTTACTGGTGATCCAGTAGTACTTCCTGGTGCTAACTTTGCAACGATATCTCCGTATATCGCTACAACTTTAAAACCTTCAGGAGTATTTATGGGTTGTCAATACGTTGAAAATGGTGAGCAGAAGTTCTCCCGTTGGTGGAACGGAAGTACTAGTGCTACGGATATTAAATTCTTTGTGATTACTGATCCTGATCAGACTTATCACATTCAATGTTCACTTACTATTTCGGCTGCTGAAATGTTAATCGTAAAGAACTACAATGTTACGGTTAGCTCTACAGCGTCTTCGGGAAATACCACAACGGGGCAGTCCAGTTATTACCTGGATGGTGCTTCCGGTCTTGAAAGTGTGTTACCTGTGCGTGGTGTTGGTCGGGCTAAATTCCCTGATGAGGGGGATGGCGATGCCTATCCGATTGTCGAAGTATATCTGAATACCCATCGTGACCGTTATGTAACGGCTACGGCATCAACGGCTTAATAGGAGAAAATAATCATGGCTATAAATAGAGCTAGTATTAGCAAAGAACTCCTTCCTGGCCTTAATGCGGTGTTTGGAATGGAGTATGGAGATGTCAACAATGAACTTGATCCTCTCTATGAAGTAGAAAACTCAGATCGTGCGTTTGAAGAAGAAGTACTTTTCACTGGTTTTGGGTCTGCCCCAACTAAAGGTGAAGGTGCTGCTGTTACTTATGACGATGCCCAGGAAAGCTATACGGCCCGTTATACGGCTGAAACTGTAGCTTTGGCCTTTGCGGTTACTGAAGAAGCAATGGAAGACAATCTTTATGATACGTTTGCCAAGCTTCGTGCAAAAGGTCTTGCCAGGGCAATGGCAAATACGAAACAGGTAAAAGCTGCGAATATCTTCAACAATGGTTTCTCTGATACCATTGGTGATGGTGTGGCTTTCTTCGCCAGCACACATCCAACTGTAGGTAATGGTAATCAGTCCAACTTAATTGCTGCGTCTGATATGTCGGAATCTACTCTTGAAACTGCTCTTACCAATGTTCAGAAGATCAAAGATGATCGTGGTATTCTGATTGGTGCGAGTGCTGTTTCCTTGCATATCCCAGTTGACTCATGGGCAATTGCAGATAGGATCTTGTCAAGTCCTGGTAACACCCAAGCTAGTGGTGGACAGGCTGCGAATCCTAATATTAATGCAATCAATGCTACTCGTCATCTAGGTATGCTGCCTGAAGGTTATCATATTAACCGTCGATTTACGGATACGACTTCTTGGTTTATCAAGACAGACGTACCCAATGGCACCAAAATGTTTGTGCGTACTCCGCTACAAACAAAGATGGAGCCTGATTTCGACACTGGTAATCTGCGCTTTAAAGCCCGTGAGCGGTATAGCTTCGGTGTTTCTGATTGGCGTGGTTTCTTTGGAAGCCAAGGCTCGTAAAGCTAACTGTGGGGAAGTAGTCTTAGGCTGCTTCCCTGCTACTTGTAAGGAGATACTATGAGTACAAATGTTAAGGTAGCACAAAATGTAAGTAGTGATGGGGCAATCATAACAGGTTTTCGTTATGTTGATACTAATACCAGTTTAGGAGATGAAGGGACAGGTTCTAGTCCTACTCCCTCAACAACAAGAATTCTTGCTATACATACCTATTCAACTCTTGCAGGTGAAATTGTTCTTTCAGGATCAAAGCAAATTACAAATAGATCAGCTAAAGGAACAGCTATTCGTTATCGTGTGGGAGCATTAGATTCTAATGATCAATATGTAGGCGATATGGGAGTAGGTGTTGTTGGTATTGTAAGTGTTGCAACTTCTGGAACAGGTACAATGGCTCCTACAATTACATTATATCTAGGCTAGTTATGCCTAACTATGCTTATCTAAAAACGGATTTAATCAATACAACAGAAAACGATTCAACTGAGTTTTCTACCCAAGTCTCTGCCTTTGTAAAGAAGACAGAGTTTCGTATGATTAAAGACCTAGATGATTTCGGCCTGGATGAATATACAAATATATCTGTATCATCCGGTAATGCCGGAACTGTGTCTTTAGGCGACAGGGTTCGTATTGTTCGCAATGTAAATTATATAGTAAGTACAGGAACAACCGTAACAAATCTATTACCCAGGACAGTAGAATATGTCAATGACTACTGGCCTGTTAGTGCGTCTACAGGTACGCCAAGGTACTATACCAGAAAAAATAATTCAAGTATAAAAATTGTGCCAACGCCGGTATCGGCATTAACTGTGGAAATTCAATCACAATCCCAACCACTATACCTGTCTTCTGCCACATCTACCAGCATGACAACTCAGAACTATTTTAGTGATTATTGTTATAAGGCTCTTTTTTCAGGGTGTATGGTGGAAGCAACAATGTATATGAAAGATTGGACTACTCTTCCAGTATGGGAGTCTACCTATCAGGAAGCAGTAGCTAAATTAAACAACCAAGCTAGGAGAACTAGACAGGATAATATGGCAGTTGCTGCCTCACCTGCCGGTGGTCCTGATACCATAGCACAAGGAGCAAGTTAATGACACCTATTGTAATGCTAGGAAAAGAAATTTTTCAACCTGTATCTAAAGAATTATTAAAGCAATTGAAAAAGTTGGGAGCAAAGGTTATTCCCAAAAAAGAGGTAACACCAGCAGTAAAGGCAAAAGCAAAAACTGTTACTAAAAAAAATATTGTAGGACTAGAATCAGATAAGTATCCAGAGATGATTCGTAAAATTCCTACAGGTAAGCGTGGTATTTCTAAAAAAGAGATGCAGAGGGCTGTTAAAGAAGAACCTATTAAAGGTAAAATGCCACCTGGATGGTATGCTAAACGTGGGTATGTAACAAAAGGACAAAGACGTAAAATGGGGGAAACAGATTTAGTTGGTGGTGGACATAAACAAAGACCTAAAGTTAGAAAAGATGGGGGACAAGTCGTGAAAAAAGATCAACAAGTAGCTGCTGCTTGGATGAAGGGACTTTCTCAAAAAGAAATTAAGCAAATTCTTGGCGCTCCTACGACTGATTCAAGTGGTGTTACACGACATAGTAAGAAGAAGACGACGAAAAAGCCTACTAAAGTTCGT